TTATATATGCTAAAATCTTGGGGAAACGATTCTTCAATGTTTGCAATCGCCAAAATGTTTTTCATATTCGAGATAGTCTCTAACTTATCTCCTGCTTTAACTCTAATACCCGAGTTAATGGTCGAGAAATTTTTAAAGATACTCCTCGTATTATCACTTATTTTCATCACTGTTAGCCTCCTGTAGCTTTTTATCATGAACATATAACATCATTAATGCATAGTGTAAAACCTTCATTAAATCAGCTCGATCACAACCATTCTTTTTACCATATCGTTGTGCATACTTTAAGACATTCCCTATGCAGAATCCCTCTCCATGACCACTATCGATTATAAACTCTGTAGCTTGAAACTTATCCAAACTATAGTGTTGGTTATATGTGTTATCGATATAAGAAGAGAGCTCCGTTAGAAGCTCTTCCTCATTATATTTGTATTCGATCTTATTCCTTTTGAACATTTATATAACTATTATACATGGCAAACCTGTTTGTGAATAGATGCTTTTTATAATTCAACATCATTTTCGTCATCAGAAAGATCATCGTCGATGATCGGTGCATTAGGATCAAAATCTACTGCATTCAAGTCAACTCCAGCATCAATCTTGGAGTAGAGATCAAGAATACTATTTCTAGTTTCTTCATCGAATCTTGAAATACACATTGAGATTGATTTGAGTTTGTCATCAAACATTCTGAAAGCATTCACGATGTGAACCAAACGTCTAGTTGTTACAACATCGTCGATGGCACCCTCGTAATAAGTTTTTCTGATAATGTCTGCCCAGTCAACAAGTTTTTTGCAAAACTCTTCATCAACTGCACCAGTCAATTCCATTTCTTTGTGAAGGATTTTGACCTCAGTTTTGATTGGTGGATATTCTTGCATCATTGTGATTGCAAATCTTTCCAACATGGCTTCGTTCATGATTTGAGTCCCGATGAACTTTCCATCTTCTGAACCTTGCCCTTTAGTGTTTGCAGTAGCAAGAACTGTAAATCCTGCTTTAGGAGTTACCCATTCACCAGTTTTCTTGATTAAGTATCCTTTACCCTCAAGAACTGATTGCATACACATGAGTTTGTTAGAACCCAAGTCAACTTCATCAAGAAGAAGGACTGCGCCTTTTCTCATTGCTTTGATCACTGGGCCTTCTCTGAAACAAATGTTTCCATTTATGAGAGTGTGTCCGCCCATCAGATCATCTTCATCAGTTTCGATGGTGATGTTGACCCTGTAAAGTTCTCTTTTGAGAGCAGCACAAGTCTGTTCGACCATCAAAGTTTTACCATTACCACTCAAACCAGTTACAAAAACTGGGAAGAAGATTTTGGATTTTATGATTTTTTTGACATCTTTGTAATGTCCAAATGGAACGTAGTTGACCATTTTCTCAGGAATAATTTTTACTCCCTCATCCAACAAGTTAACACTGGTTGCAGCTGCAACTGGCATATTCATTGGAGCTGCTGTAGCAGGAATTGCAACACCAGCAGGAACTTCTTGTTTAATAGGAATCGGCACTACCGTATCTCCACCTTGTGAGTAACCACCATTATAACCACCCAAAACTTGAGTAAGATTAAAGACAACACCGTTGCCGTCAACTTCTTTTTCTTTGAATGGATATTTTGAACTTTTGATCCAGTAAGGAAGATAACCATCGGTCGCGTCCTTAATTTCTGATCTTGAAAACGTTGTCTGATTAGGATAAGCACCTATCAGAATATCGAGAACTTCCGTCCTATCAGGCGATAGTGGAAAGTCTTTTCCGTTTACTAAGATTGTTTTTGTTTTTTTCACGTGGTCTCCTCTATATCTCTCATCTTATATAGCTATTATCTCAAATTGCTGGGGGCGCTGTCAAGGCCTCATTTACATGGGAGCAGTTTTGCCCCAATTTTCTTTTGCTGTTTCGCATTCAATTTACCGCCATTATTAACCCAAATTCTAAATGCAAAACATTCGACCGCTTCCTCAGCGCATTTTGACTGTCTAGGACAATCATATCTCACGCAGGGAGAAGGGCCAACATCCATAACTGCATCGGCAAACTTGGAATAATTGCTGTTAAAAGAATGGTAATATGCGGGATCAACCCTTAATGGTTCTCGCTTCATTATGCCATACCTCCGTAATCGTCATTATTCACTATTATATAAATTAACATACCGATGATGAGCAAATAAAAAATTGTAGTCATCATGCGATCTCTTTAATAAATTCGTTAGTCAAAAATCTTGAAGTAGTTTTTGATCTTTGGTTTCTTTTGAAAGCTGCCAACACTCTTACTTTTTTTGCATCGATGTATTCATCATCAAGTGCGTCTTCACCAGCTATTCCCAGTTTGTTAGCAGCAGTTAAGAACAGTTTGTTGTATCCGTGGATTTTAACAACCTCACCGTCTTTTCTAATTCTTTTCCACATTGCTTTGTAGTCAAAGTATTCATCTGGCTTTCTTATGTAATAATAAAGGTTGTAGAGAGCACTTTTACCACCAAGGCAAAAATATCCAGTCACACTTACACCAGTTTCTTCTGACAACCAGTGTAAAAGATTTTGTGTTTTCGAGAATTCTGAATGTTCAGTTGCTGTCTCGTAAGGATAAACTTTTCTAGAGTAAGGATCAATCAAATCTCTTTCGTATTTTGCACCCCATCTATCGCCAGTGTCTTTTTCTAGTAAATCTTTTTGAGAACTTCTATCTCTGCTCTCAGCATCATCCATTCTTAAAAGATCACTTTCATGAGAATACCCATCAGTGATTACAGTCAAAATTGATTTTTCGATTCCATATTCTCTATTGAACTCAGGAAGCATTTTTCTTAAAGCAAGTAATGTGTGATTTAATGGTGTTCCACCCAGTGAATATGAGTAAGGGGCCATTCTATCAGGAAGATCAATATACCCACCTTGATGCGGGTCAATGTATTCAAATCCGTCAAACCACTTGTTCCACTTGTCTATATGTTTGTAGAATTTTCTACCGTAACCATGATCTGAAAAGTAATTGTTCCAAAGAGAAGACATGTTATCGAACATTTCTAAATATTCTTTTGGTCTCATCTTGTCGCTGAAAATTTCAACCAAACTTCCGCACTCTGAACCTGAGTTTTCTTCTTTATCGTCTCTTCTCAAACAATCTGAGAACAAATAAATTCTGAAAGGTATCTGAACTTTTCTGCAGAACTCAGCAAGAACAAATGCTTGTTCTAATAAATCTCCGACTTCTTTGTAAATTGAACCACTCCAATCCAGTAGGACGGTGATTCCGTGATTCTTACCATCAGGTAAGTAAGTAACTCTTTTGAAAACATCATCAACTATTTGATATTTTGCAAGTCTGTTCATGTCAAGTTCACCAGTTTTTGCGGTGAAAGCTTTCGCAGCTCTTTTTGCAGTCTGTTTCATTTCAAACTCTTTTGCCATGTGTGCAACGAGTTTTCTGTTTTTTGCTTGATGTCTTTTTCTAGTAAAGACTGCTCTTTCTTTACCTGTTTTTTTATCTGTATAACGATCTTCGTCAGTCCAAAATTTATGCCAGTCAGCAAGAACTCTTTTATAAGGATAAAGAACTGAATCTAGGTTTTTGTAATCTTTGAATTTGTCAGTCAAGTTAATTTGTGTTCTGACTAATGGTTTTTCTTCTATGAATAATTCTTCATTGTTATGAGCATTGTGTTCTGTTATTGCTTCTCTTGCTCCAGTTTGATCATCATAGTCACCTGAGAATTTACCACCCTCTTGGCCACCGAGACCTTTTTGAGGATTATCAGATTCTTCATTACCGTCTTGATCACCCTCACCATCAGCATCATCGTCAGTGTCAGAAGCTTCATCAGTAGATTCACCCTCTTCTTTAGGATCAGGAAGTTTATCTTCGTTTTCTTCGTCCCAAATGTCATCACTTACTGGACTACCAAATGAATCAACTTCTTCTTCGCCATCACCCTCTTCAGCTTCAACTTCCATAGATTCAAAATCATCTTCATCGAAATCAGGATCATCAGGGCCGGGAATATATGTCTGTGGGACTAAAGCTTCATCATGGTCACTTCTTTTTTCGTTATCTTTAGACCATTCATAAATTGCTTGAGAACATTCAACAACGTCGTTCCACGTGGAACAGTTTCTTGCCCAGTTTAAAAAATCGTGTTCTTCATCAGACCATTCAAGATGAATTTTTGATCCAACTTTGGTCTGTAAATTGATCTTATCAATTAGTGAAAGTTCTTTGAGATTTCTACCTTTAAGTCCGAAGAAATCTCTTCCCATTAAATCGTTGTAACCACCGTAGAAGGATTTTCTCAGGCCGGGATATTTGTTCTTGATTGCTTTTTCAATCCTAACATCCTCAATAACGTTGAGATACCCTTTAAGTGTTCTATTGTTTTCTAATGCATCATGTAGTCCCTCTGCTGGGGTATTCAATGCATGGCCAACTTCATGTCCCATAAAGAGATCATAAAGTGCGGGGGAGAGATCGTCCTTAAAAGTAGGACAACACAAAACTCTATTCTTTACGTCGAAATACGCAGTAGGAACCTTTTTATGAACGATGGTAAGATTTTCACTTGCCATCAATTTTGCAAGGTTGTCTTTTTGTGTTCTTATTTGATTCATTATGTATATGCTAACAGTTTGCCGTGGGCATTGTCAAGGCTTACCAAGGACAATCAGGTAGTTCTAAAAATCTTTTCTCGACCAGTTTATCGACAACAAAGTCTCTATCTGTCAAGGCAACCCTTTCATCAAAAGAGTCACAAAGTCCAGTAGTCATGATACCACCGTCCAATTCTCTAAGAATTGAGCCAGTATTCATTTCTAATACGTCGTCGAGAATTCTATCTTTTGCAATTTCATTCATTAAATTTGACATATTTTCTCCATTTCTTATACCATTATAGTATAAAGCGGAGGGCACTGTCAAGGCCTGAGAGGCCCTATTTGTTTGAAACTGAGGCTATTCCGGCTGGAATATTTTTTGGAGCGTCGGCGATCTTGGTTGAGATTTCATTCAGCTCGATGTTTTTGACTACACCATCTGGCAACATTCTCTCTTGATTGGTGGTGAACCAAAAAGCTACTGTGTAGCGGTAGTTTCTACGTATTTTAAACACACCATGAGGGATGTAGATTCCTTGGAATAGCAATCCACTTCCTGCTGCTGGTTTGACTTGTTGGCCGAATGGATACTGCTCACACGGTGGAAAGTAGGTCTCACCACCTGAGTAATCGTCGTTTAGATACAGAATACAAGTCCATTCACGAGAAGGATTCTCGTCTACGTTATTTTCTTTGAATTCGTCGTTGGAATATGTGTCTAGATGTGGGTCTTGAAGACCACCCAAATGCCATCTAGCAATGCTTATCATTTCAGGCCAGACAACCTGATCAGATATCTTCCTTATCTCACCAATAAGAGTGAAATACATTCTTTGAATGTCTTCACGAATCGCCCTATTGCTGATGTGAATATATCGAATACCCACATAATCTTTTTCGCTACCAACGCTTTCTAGGTGTCTATGCTGTTGATACCACTGAATCAGCCCCTGTCGACGTTCCTCGGACAGAAGATTCTCCACCATCGTGTGTTTGTATACTTCGATGTTTGGCTGCTTGTCTTCTTTCATAATCTAATCGTTTTCTTCGTTCTTTTGGTCGTGCTTTTATAGCTCGTTCTATCTTTAATTGTGACGCACGTTGGAGAAATAAAATACCATTAAGATGATCTATTTCATGTTGAGCACATCTTGCACCCATTCCATCCATCATTAATATCTGTTCTTCACCACTGCTATCTGTGAATGTAAATTCAATGTTTTTTGGACGCTTTATCATTAAGTATATATCGGGGAATGAAAGGCAGCCTTCTCGCATCAACTCTGTTTCCTGAGATAGTCTCTTGATTTCGGGATTAAAGAATGCCATGGTTCCTTTATCAGCTGTTCTCATCACAAAAACCCTGTATGGTAAGCCTACTTGATTTGCGGATAAACCTAATCCACCCCATTTTTCAATAAGATCACCAAGATTCTTTTCTATTACTTTAGGGTCTTCAGGCGGATTATTAAAGTCGAACTCATCAGGTGGTGTTCGCAAAACCTTTGAAGCTTCTTCTACTAACTTATACATCCTACCAAAACACTAGAAGGAAGACTATCAAATATACAACCAATACAAAAATATCCATGATTCTCCTTTATTTCTTAAGTAAGCCGTTATATTTTACTGAAAGGTTATAGAATTGTCCTAACTTATGTCCTAAACCTGTCTTGTTTGTTCTTACTGTCATCTGCATGATGATTACATCTTTATTAGATTTTAGATGTAAAAACCAATTCTGTTTTGATGCTTTACTAGCTTCTGCTTTAATGAATTTAACTACTGGGAGAAATACTCCTAATTCATCGTCATCTGTTACCTGTTCGTATGACTTTCCAATACCTTTAATAACCTTGGTAGGAACATCAGGAGCGTCTCTAAGAATTGCAGTCTTAATGTATTGCATTGACGCATCTTTACTCTGATTAAATAAGTCAATCAATGTCTGCCTAATGATCTCTAGCTGGACGTTATAGAGTCTTTCATACTCAGTCTTATTAGTTCTCTCTAATTGCTTTAGAACGTCATATGAGGCCTTTCTACCCGACTTGCTATCATATGTTTTTGCATCAGGCATACCTTCTATCTTTGAATATACTTCTTTATATAATTTCTGAGATAGTTTAGGAACCTGATTTCCTTTTTTCATTGTCTGAAATATTGGATTAACGTAGGTGTTGAGTTTAGGTTCAGTTGATTTCTTTCCACCAGCCTTTAATGATGTGCCTAAGATTTGCTTGTCTGCAAACTGTATGAATATGTCGCCGGGATGGTTTTTGGGAACACCACTTGGTTTAGCACGATAACCCCAGTATACTTGTTTAACTGGTTTTAATTTGTTCTCATCAGTAATATACTTGTGTATTCCTATTGCATTTTGCATCTTCTCATCAAATTTAGATGAATCTTCTGCTTTTGCAACCGTGTCTTTGGCTGCTTGTCTATCGCTGGCAGCGACACATTTAAACTTATCTACGTCCTGTTTTAACAACCAATCATAAAATGATGGAACTGATTTTGGTTTATGTTTCTTTTCCCATGCCATACAGGGAAACAATTCAGTGATACTTGAGTTGAGTGTGGTCTCACCCATACCACCTGATTTAGGTTTAAATAAAAATATGACATTTTGACCATCTTCGAAGTTGTCTAGGAAAATTGGGTCAAAACTAGATTTTGAACTTCCTCTAATCTCATGCTGAATTCCAGCGTCCTTTAGATTTTTTTCCAATTCATCCCTGTCACTAGCTCTATCGGCTCCCCTAATAAGAAAAACTGTTGTTCTAGAATTGGAAGACTTATGTCTAGCTATTTCAAATTCACTATAGACATCTTTGGGAAATGCTGTAAGTTGAACCTCTTCAATAAGGTCATCTATTCTAGCTAAATCAATAGTTGGGGTCTTTAAAGGTATACCCTCGAAAGTTATGGTTCCGAGTTTATACGTGATTTCTGAAAAAGTTTTCATACTACTATTTATTATTCGGCGAGTCTCGAAAAGTTCTTATGTTTCTCAAAACGTAACACATCATCAAATTTATCATACAAAGAATCTCCTTTATGACTTATAATAAATGCATTAGTCTTTTCTGTCAAGGTGTTTAACAGCTTTAAAAAATCATTCACTCCAGCTTCATCCAGTGAACTATCGAACACTTCATCTAATATCAATAGATTAGTATTTACACTATTCTTCATTCGAGCAATGGCTCTCCATGTAAACAATAATGCAAGATCAATTCTCATCTTTTCACCCTGTGAGAAGTTTTCATATTTAAATTCGTCTCTAAATCTAGACCTAATGGTTTCATCGAACCCTTCATCCAATTCAAAACCAACATAAAATTCTAACTGTGCTAGATGTTTGTTGATTAGTTTATTCATAATCGGAACATATTGTTTGATGATTTTTTCTTTAACCCCTTGGTCACGCAAAAGCATTGTTGCAATTTCTAAATAATGACCGTGTTCTGATAAGTTTTTCTTTTTAGAATGCAGAATATCTAATGACGTTTCGTTTTCTTCTATCCTTTCATGGGCATCTGTAGAACCCTCAGCCTCTTCCTCTAATTCTTCAATGTTTCCTTTGATCTTTTCTACGAACATTTGATTAGAAACTATTTCTGTCTGTGTGATTCCTACCTCTTTTTGAATAGTTTCAATTTGTTCTTGTATGTCAGTTATTGCTTCTAATCGATTGTTGACTTCTTGAATCGTTTGGCCGATTGATATGATAGCCTTCTTGATCTCTGTCGCCTTCGCAGTCCGTTCTGCAAGGTGCTCTTTTTTATGTTTTTCATCTAATCCTTGTTTACAAGTTGGACACTCATCATTTTCTTCATAGAATTTGATGTCTTTATTAGCCTTCTTACGTGCTATTTCGAGTTGATTTTCCAACTCTAAAGTTTCTTTAAGTCTTACTTTTTGTGAATCTCTATCTTTAATAGTAGTTTGTTTCTTAGCTACAGTTGTAGTTTTCTTCTCTACATTACCTAAAAGCTTTTGAATGTTTGTTTGAGTTTGTTTTATAGTAGCCTGATATTTTGTTATCTTTTGATCTCTATTCTCACGCAATGCATTAAGTTGTTCATTCAGACCACTGATTCTTTCTTCTAAGATATCAATCCCATGTTCATTGTCCTTTATATCTACAACATGATTGTTCTTTTTCTTACGGAGTATTTGCATCATTGTGCTGAAGATTGTTATGTCTAAAAGGTCTTCTACAAGTCTACGTCTATCTTTTGCTCTTAATTGCATGAAGGGAGTAAAGTTAGCTGATCCTAATATTGCAACCTGAGTAAATGAACGATAACTCATTTTAAGAATATTCTTTTCTAAATGTTCTTGGTAATCACGGACTGATGCATCTTGATTAACCATTTTATCATTAACATATAATTCAAATTTATTTGGTCTGGCCCCACGGACTATTTTGTATTCCTTTTTTCCAATAGTAAAATCTAGTTCTACTATTAAGTCTCTTCCATTAATAGAGTTGACCAATAGGTCTTTCTTTAAATTTCTAAAACCCCGACCATAGAGCGCAAAGCAAAGTGCATCTAATAGAGTTGATTTTCCACTACCGTTCTCACCTAGAATTAGCGTAGTCTGATGGTCATCAAGAACCATTTGTGTAAAACGATTTCCTGACGACAATAAATTTTTATATCGTATCTCGTTAAAAAAGATCATAGGTAAGTATGTTCATCCAAGGCTTCTTGATACAATGTAGTCATTAAAGCCTGCAATTCTTTTTTCTTTCCTTGGATTTCCAATCCATCAATATAGGTGTTCAATATAGTTAATGTATCTTCTACATTCTCTACGTCATCATCCATAAAATCCATGTGTTTGTTGTCATCCACAATGGATACGTGAATTGGATTAGCTGCATAAACTTTATCACAATACTGATCAAACCAATATGGATTGTCTTTATCAACCACTATAATTTTAACAAACTTGTTAGTAAATTGTTCGTAATCTATCTCTTGTATCGCTTCAAAGTCCAAATCTTTATCATCATAAAACGCCTTTTCGAACATCTTAATCGGGTTATGAACAGGTATCATTTCTGTGGTTTCTGTATCAAAGATATGAAAATATTTCTCATCACCATAATCCATCCACGTGAACTGCATTTGAGCTCCTAGATATATGATATTGTGTAATGCTGTTTTGTGGTGATAATGACCACTATAAACTTTATCAAATCTTTTTACATATGAATGATCCAGTCCATTATGACACATCACCTGTGGATTCATCATTGCACCTTCAAATTCAAAATGACCCATACAGGTAGCTGCTTCAGCAGACAATAGAAACTCTACGGAATCTGCATAATTCTCAGGATTAATCCATGGAACTAAGGCGAGATTGTATCCATCGTATTCTTTAACTATTGGTTCGGAGTAAACAGTAATGTTCTTATGATTGAACAACAATAGATCAGGTGCATTTACATCATGTGTATTCTTATAATACGTATCATGATTGCCTATCACTAAATCCATATGGATATTTCTCTCCAACATGGGTTCAATAAAATGTTCTCTGTTTGCTTTCAACGACGCAAAATTTATATACTTACGCCTATCAAAATAATCACCTAAATGAATGATATCTGTAATACCATGTTCATCTAGATAAGGGAAAAAGATTTCGTTATAAAAACGACCTTGATACTTAGCCATTTCTAACATATCTCCACGAACACCCGCATGAGTGTCGTTTAATATTGCTATTTTCATTTAGTAAATTGGTCTAAGTTCTTTTTACTTTTTGGGGTTGTTTTCCTTTTAGACTTTCGAGGTTCATATTCTACTCTGTTCATATGTTCTTGCATCCATTCAACGTTTGTATTAGTTAACGTGGGATCATATTCACCGTCAATAGTTGTATAAGCATCCATTGTAATGTTTGCAGCTTCGATTTGTTTTTGTTTAATAAAAACCTGCTTCTTCTCCTTTTGAATTCTTCGAAGGAAAGCGTAGTAACATATTTGGGTAATGTATGCGAATGCATTATTTGACTTTTCACGTTTAAAATTTCTGATGTATTGAATACAATTCTCGATTGCATCACAAATCATTTCATCCCTATAAGTATAGTTGATGAAATTTGGCCGAGTAGATAGTCGAGTTGCAATCTTATAGATACACTCTCCTATGTATTCAGTCATTCTAGGTGGTTCTTCACCCTTCTCTTTTGCAAGAACAACTGATTCGTTATAATTTGCGACAGCTTCAGTAAACTCTTTATTGTTTACATAATGCTCGGGTTTCTTTTTTTGAGTCATAGTAGCTATTATACCCTAATTTCCTAGTAATGGAAGGGGCTTTTTAGTATCTCTTAATAGTATTTATTGGCGTGATAAAGTTGGGCTTTTATCTAAAAACCCACTTGTGTTATCTAAGATGATATGATAAAATAAATATGACCCAAAGGGGAACAGTATATTAGAATACTACTACTCCTATCATATAACCACTTAAGAAACAGAGTCCTGCTAACATTGGGTTAGCTTTACTGAACTCCCATATTCTTTTTCCATAATCTTTTGCAAATTCCCATGTATCTTTAATCTCATTTGTCTCATATTTTTCAGATGTTCGTTTTTCCCGAATGTTATATATTCGATCTCTTTGTGACATTTTGCATTCAATGCCACATCATTTTTATTTATCAGTGAGCAGCTGCTAGGCACATTAAAACGCCTGGCACTGCGACGGGAAGAGCTATTAGTGTGGAGAACTCTACTACTTCACAGGCACGCTTATAAGGGGCAGTTCCTTTTAGGTCTTCGAATCTTTGACTGATGCTCTTCGCAATATTTAAAATTGCTGTGGTCATCGTCCCTCTAAAAATATATTTAAACAAGTGTATTATATTACTAATACACATAGTATATATACTGAGGATCAACCTGTTAGTGTAATTTCTCTTTTGGGGGGCGTTGGGCAAACTCAAATTCTGCATACTCTTCATCAAATTCTTCTTCGTCATTCTCTTCCATAAATTCTTCAAAGCGTTCCAAGTCTCTCATTTCTCTTCTTGAGATAGGCCCGCCTGTTTGTTCTATTAAAGATTTGATTGCCTGATCCATATATTCCTTGCTCATGATCGGGTCTTTATTTGTTAGTGGAATGTTGCCTTCTTCAATCATCTTAAACCATTGTGATGACGCTTCGTCATAGAAAGGAACGTATTGTTTGTTCATTTTATTTCTATGGACAAGATGATCAAAAGGAATAATAACTGACGTATCAGAAGTCATCGGGGCGTAGGGAAAAAATGTAGCAAGTGTGTTCCTTTTCATTGGAAGCATTCTTAACTGACAAATCATAGGTAAGGTAACCTCTACACCTTGTTTGGTGTCTCGGGTCATTCCCACAATTTCCAAACCAGTTTTAAGTTTTAAAACTTCGTAATCTTGTGGTGTTGTTCTGAGTAGGTCTTTTGTAGTTGCCATTACTTTAAGTCGAATTGTTTGATCTCATAAGGAAAATTCTCCTCGTTGTAGATATTTATACGATCCTTACAGTGCTTGAGAGTATAATTATCGTTCTGTAAATCATCCGCTATATCAAACAATCTCATAGAATCCTTACCTTCAACCTTTCTTAGGCCTCTCCCAATGGATTGTAGATTTCTAATTCTTGACTTGGATGGTGATGCAAAGACTATATTATCAATCTTTTTAATGTTCACACCAGTAGAAAATGTTCCATAGGAAGCTAGAATAACGTCGTTCTTTTTAGTCTCTACAATTTCTCTGACCTTCTCTCTATCTTCCGTATCTGTTCCACCATACACATAATGTAAAGATTTAGGTATTCTCTTAAACATTTTTTGTTGTAATACGACACCATGTTTCTCTACGAACTGAAACAACACAAGAGTATTGCCTTTAAGACTATAAGTTAAATTACAAATAAAGTCGTTCCTACTATCACAGCCCACTAAGTAATCCATTTCATCTTTATAGGTCATCTTCTTTTGTTTAGTATGACGTAGTATGACACAATCAATATCAATATTTGCAATCGTGCCAGCTTCCATCAACTCTGAGGAAGATACAACTTTTTTAACGGGGCCGAACAGGCCTTCCAGCTGAAGTCTGTGGACTTCATTACTGTCTAATGTTCCTGTTGTTCCAAACCTTAATGCAGTAGTCTTCATCTTCTCAAGGATGCCTTTAAGTGTTTGTGCTTTAAACAAGTGTGCTTCATCACCCACAACCATGTCAAATGATTGTATAACATCTTTAGGAGCTCTACTTAATGATTGCCATGTAGTAATAGTAATAGGTGCATCAAACACTTCTTGTCCATGATAAATTTTACACATCTTGCCTTTATGACCATAGTCTATAAAATCTTTATACATCTGTTCTACTAAAGCGGTAGTAGGAACAATTATAACTGTCTTCTTATCATAGTATCTTGCCAACATATAGATGATAAGAGATTTACCACTTGCAGTTGGTGACACCAATAGTTGTCTACCATATTTGATTGCATCTAGAAATGCTTCTAATTGGTAATCTCTTGGTGCAAATGGTAGTTTAAGAGACTTTGCAAACTCTTCTAAATTTTTGAGTTCATTCCTTTCTCCAATAACATCCTGTATCCCCTCAATATCATATCCACGCTCTCTACAGAACTCATCGACATAAGGAAGTAAACCAATATAAACTCTATGGGTTTTTATTGAAAACAGGTAAACCTTACCATCCCAATACTTGTTGCGATATGATGGCATGAACTTTGCATTTGGAACTGCAAAGGAAAAGAATTCATGCAAGTCTTTGGCTAGGCCATCATCACATTCGACATGCATGAAGACATCGTCAACTTTCGAAACTATGATTTTCATTATCAGACAAGAGGGTAGCCACAAAACCAAGTGATGAAGGACTTACGTGTCCCACTTATTATAGGTGTTACTTGGTGATGCACCCACGCAGGGAAAACCATTAGACTTCCCTTTTCTTTAGCGGAGAATGGAATGGTGTGTATAAAATCATCGATTTTTAAATAACCGTCACTGAGCTTAATTCTATTAAAAACAGGCTCGGATTCTATCCACTCAAACCATCCACCTTCATAATCATCGGGATCAGATAACTGAACACATGTGCTGATCTTTCTTTGCATACCGTTATCATAAAGATTAGGAGTAGCATCAGTGTGCCATGTGTAGAAATCTCCACTAAATTTATCTTTACTTTCTTCATATATGGTATACTGGCCGGGCTCCATGTATTCGATATTGTAATTCCAACCACATGATTGTTTGGCTTCCATAGTTCCAGCCCATAACTTATCATGAAGATTCTGTGGAAGTTCGTTTGGTTCTATCCATGCGTTAGTCGCTTGTCTAATTCTATCGTCAGTATTTCCAGTTTGGGTTTCTGCATCGGGATCAGTCACACTTGGGCCGATCTTGCTGGTCTGTATAGTTTTTCTACCCGCAAGAGCTTCTATCTGACCTATTTCTTGTTCATTGAAATACTTTGGAATTAAATATATGTAACTATTGTAAAGCATTATACACCTAAAAATCCAAAAATTTCTTTAGCAAACATAAAAATAAATGCCACACCTACAACAGCACCCATATAAATCAATGCTGGGTCATCCCAAGGAAATGGGTCTTTTTTACTCATTGTCCTGCCATGAATTTACGCCAGTCAATAGTATTCTTGATTGTTTGGTGACGCCAAGTAATATTGGTCAAGCAGTCTTTTAGAAAGTTCACTGTGATATTCACATATTCCTGTTGAGCATTAGCTTTCTGTAGATCAGGGTCTGCGTTAAAGAAAATTTGCATATCATTTTTAAGGATTTTTAATCCATCGAATGGATCATCTTCCCATCCTTTTTCTTTAATTGTTTCTTCATCCATCTTACCATTAAACCACAACCACTTATCTTTCAATAAAGTATTGTATCTGTAGGATAGATTTTTTTGCTTAATGATATTATCAGTAAGAAGCTCTGAGTATTTTGCGTGTAGTTTCGGGATTTCTAAAGAGGATTTATCAAGTTCGATATCATCGATCTCACAATCTTTCTTCCATTCTTCTTTTAGCTCATCTAAATTCATACTTTAATTATACCACTAATAGTAGTATTTATATAGATGGTTTTAGGAAGTAGTTTCGATATCGTAGTAGGTAAATCTGAATTCAACCGTTGCTACAGCAGGTTCTCCATCTGCACCACTCTCCAGTTCTAATCCACTAAGGGATATAGGGAATGCATCATGGAACCTAAAATATCGATTTGGTATGTTCTTATTGGTATTAGTGATCAAGGTAATGTCGGAATATTGCTGTAGCAGGCCTGTAGCACCGCTGCTAACGCCTGTTGTTGTGCTAGTTGACCCAGTGAATGACTTGAAATCAGAAGACTTGTGAATGGGAATGATTGCATTCATCCAATCATATATCTCTTTAAAGTTTGCAAGGTCTTCATCTACCAAAAAGGTTACATTCAAAGATTCGAAGACCACTTTGTCGCCGGGAAAATATGCATCTAGACCAAGGCCAGCCGGCTGAACTGCTTCAGAAAACGTCAGGCCGGGAATATTTACAGTCTTGATAAAGTATTCTACAGTTGGAACTTTATCAATAAGAAGTCTGAAATTGTTTCTATTGAGTATGGATTTATTAATTGCCATTATTTACACTACTCCGTGCTTTAACACGTATTGTTTCTTCAACCAATCGTGATATTTGGTTCCGTATTCTTCTAATGTATAGGTTGTTGCTAGGTGATCCATTGTTTCATCACAGTGATCTAACCACATCCTAGATATAAATGATTCTAAATTTGGCATTATCTCCCTTGTCCCCTGTATGCTTTGTGTGACCGTTTTTTATCTTTATTCATCGTAGAAGTGCTGATCTTGGTTCTTCGTCCACGCCCACCAGCTCCTTGAGACGTGCATTTTTTGCTTGCCCATTGTCTTTTTCGTGAAGTACCCCATATCGGCATCAATCATTCCTGTCTATCATATATCTATTTATATTGCTAATCAGTCTAAAAAAACCTTGACTTTGGCCCTTGCGATAGCCTATAATAGCTATGATGAAAAAAGAAACGAGAAATGAAATGGAAGCAGGTGAATTCACCTTTACAGTGTGGCTCCGACGATGGGACAATGGACGTTCTATCACGACTTGGATTGTGGCTCGCGACGAAGACGATGCCCAATTTCAGGCCAACATGGTTCGAGAGGTATGGCAACTCAAAGGTCTTATCCAACTCGACGGGCCTGAACAAGCAGAAATGTGGGAAGACTTCGTTGACTTCGATGACCTCTGTCGAGACTTCCTTCATGAAGTTGGGATTCGTGAAGTTGAGGAGGTTGCGTAATGAACATTGTTGACGTTGTCGAATTTCTCAAAGACCAAGATGATATGGACATGTTAAACGAATTCTGTCATGAGTTCAATTACATCATGCAAGAAAAACGTGAAGCCATTAGTCTTAATAAAAAAACCAAAATTAATTGTGGTGATATAGTCAAGGTCAACATGGGGCCCTTGGAAGGATACGTTGAAATGTATGTTAAAAAATTAAACCCCAAAAAAGCCGTTTGTCAACGAGGTAATAAGGTTGGGAAAATGGTAAATTACACTGTTCCATATGAAATGATTTCAGAAGTTGTATCATCGGTTAGAACGGGAAATCAAGGAGAACGATTCTAACCAAAACGGGGGGCTTCCACCCCCCGCCTTAATTTATTCCTGTTCTTTCACAAATTCATTGAATTGTTTTGCAACTTGAATAACATCACCAACAAGAACTTGCCTTTCGGGAAATCCTTTTTTATTGTCGGGATGATTATCGTTATGCAAGTAGACAGCGTCATACTCTCTTTGAATGTTTGATTCAATGAGTGATTGTGCTTGATTCAGTAAGTCGGCTCTGATTTCGAACCCTGATTTGCCTGTAGCCATGATATCCTCCAGTGTGTGTATGTGTGTGGGTTGTCTACGACTTCCCTGATTATATTTATAGCAAAAAAAAGAGGGTCTCGAAAGACCCTCTTTTAGCTTTGAACTTGAATCAAATTATATTACAGAATGTTGCTAACAACCATTTTCCTGTAGTATTGATTTGTTGCAGCGGTAGCAAGGCCGTCAGACGGGGCGCTTCCAACGAATGGATTTGAAACCATTCCGTATCGAGTTTTGAACCCGATCTTAGGTTGGAAAGTGTTTTCACCAACCGCACGAACCATTTGCAATGGAACGTATGGGCAGTAGAAAAGACCCGCGTCATATGGATTACTTCCTCTGTATCCAACAGTCATGTAGTCAACACCAGCATATGGGTCAACATAGACTTTAACTCGTCCGTTAAGAACACCAGCAAATGTATTGCCTGTGTCATCAACGTTTAAGTTAGTAGAAAGAGCAGGAGCGTAATCTAATACACCCGCCATTGACAATGCAGAAGCTACATCAGAAGAGCAAAGAATGAAATTCCCTTTTCCTCTACGTGTTTCTTTTGCGATTGTGTTGCTTTCTCTTTCGATTTGGAACAACAAACCCTTGAATTTTTCAACTGACCATCTACCGTTGGCATCAACATCTAAGTTGAATGTTCCAGCAGTGGATGTAGCAGCAGCACCAACCTTAGCTTGAATGTTAACATTTCTGATAACTTCACGGTTGATTTCTGCTAATATTTCAGATGAAAGAATATTTGCTAATTCAGATTCTGCGTCAAGACCGTGGATTGCTTTGAGGTCTTGTGCAAGTTCTAAAGTATATTCAGCTTTAAGTGCTCTGGACTTTGCTGTGACAGTAGCTTTCTCTATTGTGAAAGCCATTTGTGCGAAACCATTTGATGCTTCAACATCACCTAATGCTTCAGCAGCTGCAGTGGTCATACCACTACCAGTTGTATCCGCATAGGATGGTGAACTTGTATCAAAAGGATCACTAATATCGTCTGAACCAAGACCATCCGCAGTTCCTTGAGCAGCACTGGAGAAACCAGTCCTTGCTTCGTTGAAAAGAGCTTCTGATTTAGATTCTCTTCCTACTGATGGATAATCGTTATATCTTGCTTTCATAGCAAAGATAAGTCCAGTTGGGCCTGTCATCGGTTGAACACCGCAAATGTCGTATGCAACGAGATTTGGCATAGCTCTACGAACTAATGAGATCAAAATTGGATCCCAGTTAGCTATTGCAGAACTTCCAGTAGCATTTAAAGGTGCAGCTTCTTCCAAGGTTGAGCGATCTTCGTTGAGTGCTTTCTCTTGGTTTTCTAGGATTACTGCTGTGACCGCGCGCTTGTAGCTGTCTTCGATCTTAGGTAGATCGGAGTGCTCTAGAATCGGCGCCCACTTTTCCTGTAAGTTTTCGGATAAAAACATAAGGTATTTCCTCTAAATTATAATGGGTTTAGTTTACTAATTGCTTCAGAATACCTAGCAATGGAGGGATCAAGAACTGGTGATTTACTTTCGTCATCAAAAGTTCCGCTTCCTTCCTCTACTTGGGTATCTGTCGCGACTTCATCACTACCAACACTAAAGTATGCTTCTTTGACTTCGCCGATTTTGTCTGCAAAATCTTCGTTATCTGTAAAGTCTACTCCAGCTGCTAGTGATTCCATCTTCTCTTTTTGTGATTCAGATAAGTCTTCGCAGGCTTCTCTAATCACGTTGCCTCTCTTGAGGGAATCAATCTCTTCGGTAACGTCCATATTTTTTTGGACTTCACTGTCAAGTTTTTGTTCCATCTCGTCGAGACGATTTGCGAGTTCATCAATAACGTTGTACTTGTCCTCGGGAACTTCAACATAATGTTCTACGAACAATGTTTTAAGTCCCTCGATGAAGTTTTCGGTCATTTCTGATCTCAAACCTCTCTCTATTGCGAGTTCGTTTTCTTTCGTCCACTCTTCAGCACAATAAGTTAAGTATTTGTCAACGCCTTCCGTAAGGTCGACTTTAACAGTCTCAACTGAGGTTTTAAGTTCTTCGGAATACTGTTCATCAAGTTGATTTTTAATCTCAGAGACTTTAGAAGTCACTGCAGCCTTAAAAATTGTTTTTGCTTTTTCAGTATTCTCGTCGGATAATTCGAGTGCTTCTGAGATTTTCTCTAGGTCGTCATCTATTTCGATCTCAATTAGCTCTTGTTCTACTTCAGCAGAATTTTCCTCGTCAACAGATTCGTCTTCTTTAGACTCTTCTTCTTTGACTTCTTCCTTAATACTGGTTACGAATTTAGCAACTGCTTTTTCGTCCATTTGTTTAAGGGCTTCTACTATCTTTCTTGCGACTTCTGCTTTCGTCAAGGACTCGTCATATTCGTCTTCGTTCAAACCTTTAAAAATTGATTGAACGTCTTCTTTAGACATTTCTTTCAATTTGTTGACTACAGCCTTGATGTGTTCCATTTTTGAAACGGTCGCATCTTCTTCGGAGTCTTCGCCTTCTTTAAGCTTATCTCCTTTTTCAGGCGCTGGTGCATTTTTCTTAGCTGGATTACCTTCATTAGAAGGGACATCCTTTGCAGCTTTGTTTACTGATGCAACAGCTTTGTCAACAGGATTTTCCTCAGGTTTAACGACGTCGCCTTTTCCTGACTCGATTTTCTCTTCGTCAGACGAACCTTGCTTTATTGCAGATTTGTCACCTTTCTCCGCACCTTTCTCAGGGCCCTTAGATGCTTCTTCAACCGTTCCAGTATCAGAATCAACTACCGCTTCCTCGGTGGTTTCTAGGTTATCTTTTAACTCTGCCATGCTTTTCTCCTGTTTGAGTTATTTTTCATTTACTGTTTTATTTATATGTTATAGGTTCCCAACAAACCTTTTCCATAGATTTAATTTATGTTCTTCCAGTTTATTGAGTTTCACACTCTTCAATTCACGTTGCATTTGGTCTACATTGTGTGCTTTTAACACACCATTTGTATATAACCACTCTACACCCTCATAAATGCCTTCTACAAAGGCTTCGGGAGCAGAAGGGTCTGCAACTATATCAGCAGCGGTTGCTAACTGAAAGTCATCCTTTACAAGTTGAGAGTCTCCTTTCTGTTCTAAGGAACCTAATCCTCTTGAAGAAACTCCTAACTTAGCACCGTCATCGATCAAACTTTTAACAATTTCACCGTTTGGTGTGCTTAAAATCTTTGCTCGTCCCACGTAATTATCACCATCTTCCGTTAATGTAGTGATCATATGGGACACTTTGTCTAGATTAATCGTCGGCCCTTCGGGATGTCCTAACTCTCCGAATGCACGATCTTTATCTATAAATTCTTTTTGATACCGCTTTACCTCTTTCTGCATGATCTCTTTAGGGTAAATACGTCCGTTGCGGTTCTTTATTTCCGCTTGCATGAAAATGCCTTCGATAAAATATTCTTTTTTACCTTTCTCGTTGGCTTCTACTATTACAGGTGTAACACCGTAATCGTTAAATTCTGAAATTAATTTCATTTGCTATTTCCTCTAAATCTAAGTTATCTTCCTCAGACATTTGTTGCATAACCTTTTTCACGTCTTTCATTTCTTTTTCTGCAGTTTTCATGTTCTTCCATGGTTCTCCTAAGCTATCACCATTCAAAAAAACATGAACCTTTCCTCGGTATTCACTGTAGACTATGTCTACCTTCTTACCACCCGCCTTTACTGAATCTCTCTTAACCTCTTTGTGACCACTAGGCAATTTAAATTTTGCCTCATATAAGTCACGTGAGACATCAGCAAAGGATTTCATTAGGCTTCGCCTTCTTTTTCCTGTGTTGGTTCTTTGTTCAACCAATCAACAGAAGCCTCTACCCTCTTCATATCAACTACTTCCGCAGCTTTCTCTTTGATACCATCATGAATAGACGCCTTAGCTTTCTCAAGCTGACCAGCTTCTATTTCATCTACTATCTGTCTTCCTATTTCACTCATTAAAATCCTCCGAATCCATTTTCATCATCTTCACCACCCTCATCATCGGCACCTTCGTCCTTAATTTGGGCATCAATACTTTTTATATCTTCTTCTGTCTGTCTTAGTATATACTTCCTAATATATTCATGTGAGAAGTATTTACCGATATAATCCGTTACCTGTGAAAGAGTGTCTATCCTCTCTCTCAAAATCTCTGCTTCCTTCAACTCCGTAAAGTGGTTGTCGGTAGCAAAATCGAAAAGTACGTTGTCTTTGAAACTATTATCAAATTCATCGCCCGTTACGATTTCCTTAAGTATTAACTGAGTCCTTAAGATATCAGTAAACACTCGTGCAAACTTCTTTTGAAGTCTGTTGGTGAACTTATTAAATTTAAGTTCATCCCTGTTTATCTCAGAAGCCCGACCCATGTTAAATCCATTGTCTGCTTCCATTCTACTCGAAGGCACACTTAATGACTGATATAGTTTCTTTTTAAAGTATTCTATATCGTCTATGTCTCCAAGATTCATTCCGCCTGGCAGAGTAGTTATCTCTGTCCCACGACCACCTTCTCTTCGAGGTAGCCAAAAATCTTCTAACATCGACATGTGTTTACGATCATCCTTGATCTCACCAGTATCCGCGTTATATACAAGCTTATTCTTATACTTGTGCATAACATCAGCAAGATACTGTTCTGCCTTTGCCTTTGGAAGGTTTCCTACATCTATGTAAAAAATCCTTCTTTCGGGAGCTCTTGAAATCCTATAGATAACAAGGGCATCTTCCATCATTGATAACTGATTTGCAGTCTTCAATGCCTTATGCAAATACCCGATTACAACATTTTTAGTGTAGTCAAGTAACCCTGAGGTAGTATATGTTACTGCTTCAGGTGCAATTTTAACAGTAGCACCATCCGAGGCACCACTCTTATCAAAACCTTTATCGTTAAAAACGTAAAACTCTTCTACTTTGACAACTCTTTCTACTCCAGTCTTGTTGTCCCGATCCTTTTCAACGTTCCTAACTTTCTTTATTTTAAGTGGATCGACCGCTCTAAGGTCTATTATACCCACTTTAGGGCGTTTGCTATCAACGACCTTGTGGAAGTAAATCCTTCCATCAACGTACCACTTTCTAAATATTTCATGAGAGTTCTGATTGAACTTCATTAGAGATAAGATGTGACTAAACTCGTCTTGTATCTTGTTCTTGATACTTTCAGAGAGCTTAACATCTCTGAGATCGAGTGTCACTATTCTATCTGCACTATCCGAAGTGATACACTCATTTATAATGTCTTCTATTGCCGAATCACATTCTGGCACCAAAGACACTTCTCGGTATCTTCGAATGAGTTCTGCCTCATTCTTGATACCACCTTCCATATCGACGTAAGCACCATATGCTCCACCTGATATGAAACCTGTCTGTTGTTGAATGACAGGAGTTCCGTCATCATCAACTGGAGGAACGAACGAAACTGCATTCGTTACCTCTGTATTTCTTAACTCGGCTTTTTTCCGAGATATTTCGAACCCGAATATATCCATACTATTATTTATATACTCCCAGCGGAGTATAATTCACTTTTTAAACTGTTCTTTCCCAGTGAGAGTATGAAAACTCCACTGTGAATTCTTCTAATGCATCTACTGTTTCGTAGCTTAATTCGATATTTCCGATATTCAACGGGAACATGTTAAAGAACTCGTATCTCGCTAGAGTCGAGTCATCTTTACCTAATTGTTCCACAAAGGCTCTTGAGAGTAAGTAATCAGTTGTTGACATACCAACTCCACTATCCATTTGTTGGATATCAGTCTGCCAAGCTTCTAACCCAGCTCTTGCTGAGAAGTCTGCATCATTGATAATGGTCACTGACCAGTTCTCAAATGTTCTGTCTCCAGCTAACTTAAGGATTGAACCTCTAAAGTTGACTGGAACTTCCCCTATGACCGCAGAAGGAATACTTGCTCCTTTACAAAGGAATTCTATATTATTCCCTGCTCTTGGTAAGAAGACTTTGAATCGGTTGGCTCGAGGGCCACCATCGATCAGTTGTGCTTTAAATTCGTCTATAGTTGCCATTTAATTCTCCTTACACTGCTCCGTAAATTTCACTGAACTCTACTCCTGACCTTGCAGCCACGAAGTTCAATGTTATAAAGTTAATACTTCTAGCAGGTTTGACAAAAATCGAACATACAAATTCATTTCTATCAATCACAGTATCAGTGTTGTTTGTTTCATCACATAATACTGAGAAATCTACTACCCCTCTTCTATTCTTAACATCCCTTAAGAAAGGTTCTACCATTGCTCTAAACTGAGCTCTTGTGAATGCATCATTGAATTCAAAGAGTTGTGCTTTTGCAGCAGTTGCTATTGCTTTCTCTAATACGATGAACAACCTTCTAACATTGATTCTATCGAATGCAGATGGTGTTGTCTGTGCTGTTTTATCACCGTATAGTAATGTTCCTTGTCCTGCGAATGTGACTATTGGATTGATTCTTGCACTATAAAGGTCGTCTCTTGAAGACTGGCCGGGATTAAATGCAAGTTT